TACATTAGATGGATATATTGGTAATGAGCATATCATTGACAAAGTCAAGATATTCATTAAGAATGGTGATGTTCCGCATTTGCTATTCTTCGGACCAGCTGGAACCGGTAAGACAACGTTAGCAAAGATTATTGCTAATAGTGTGGATGCTGATATGATGTATATTAATGCATCTGACGAAAATTCAGTAGATGCAGTGCGAGACAAGATCAAGCGTTATGCATCAACCGTAGGATTCAAGCGTTGGAAGATTGTGATATTAGATGAAGCAGACTATTTGACTCCTAATGCTCAAGCAGCTCTTCGAAACCTAATGGAAACATATAGCAAAACTACCCGATTCATATTAACATGTAATTATGTAGAAAAGATTATTGATCCGATACAAAGCAGATGTCAGACTTTTGCAATAACACCTCCTAACAAAACAGATGTAGCAAAACGATTGGTTACTATTTTAGAAGAAAAAGGTGTAACATATGATATTCAAGATATTGCTGCAATCATCAATGCATCATACCCGGATATAAGAAGAGCATTAAATGCAGCACAGGCTTCTGTGGTAGACGGTAAGTTGCAACTAGACAAAGCAAGTGCAATTCAAGCAAATTACATGACCGAAGTGTTGGAAATGCTCAAAACGGCTAAAGACAAAAAAGCAACGTTTAACAAGATACGACAATGCATTGCAGATAGCAAAGTAAAAGACTTTACACCATTATACACATTTTTATATGATAATCTTGAAGAGTTTGCTACGGGGCATATTGCTGCAATTATATTGATTATTGCAGAAGCACAATTTAAAGATGCTACGGTAGTAGACAAAGAAATAAACATAATGGCTATGTTTGTTAATATCATGAATGAAATATAATGCACGAAGTATTACACGTAATAGGACTATGTCCAGATCATTTTGCTCATATCAATTTAATTGATATATTTATAGCAAATTATGAAAGTTTAATACATTTCAAACCTAAATTAATAATAAAACGCTTATGGCAGAAAAAATTTTAAAGGGAACTATTACTCTTGTTTTTAAAACTAGTAATCGCAGCAACGCAAAGACAAAAATTAAAACATATAAGCGTAAAAGCATTGACGACATATTAACAGCAAAAAAATTGACTGGTATCCCGGAAAATGCTATAATATTAGAAATGGGTATGGGCACTGACTTTGAAGCTAAATGGCGAAAAAAATATAATTTATAATGGCAACAATATTTGATTTTATCGGAGGTATTACAAGCAAAAAGAAAGCTTGGGATAAATGGACTGATGTAGAGCAGAAAAAGTTTTCTCCATTTATTGTGAATCGTTGGCTGTCAATGAGAATGGAGTTAACGGATCTTGTTAATGAACTTCAATGTTATACTATAGGACAATTAAAGCCCAGAGATACATATAAATTGTATCATGATCTGCTTCCCAATAACAAAGCATTTGCAAAGTATGTCAAAGGCAAAAAGGCTGATAAATATGACACAAAACTAATAGATCAACTTGCAGAGCATTATCAGATAAGTAAAAGTGAAGTCACAGAATATTTAGAATTGTTAAACAAAGATGATTGCGATCGTATATTGTCATTATATGGATATACGGCAGCAGAAAAGAAAAAAATGATGAAAGGCATAAAATGAGTGTTCACACACAAAAACATTATACAGGTAAAGACAGTCTATATAAATTTGCGGCTGATTGGGAGCTTAATGCATATGAATTTGATATGCTTAAACGAATTGTAAGATGTCGTCGAAAAGGTAACTTTGAACAAGACTTACAAAAAACAAAAGATGTAATTGATATTTATCTAAAAGAGTTTAATGATTAGTAGGTAAGCAGATTAGAATCTATATTTATATTAAATTTACAATTAATTTACAATAAACATGACAAATAAATATAGATATGAAATCATTACTAATAATATTACTACTACTACCTACACTCCTCCTTGGACAAACTCGAATATTTCGTCCAGATAAACAAATATACGTTGAAGCAAACACCGGAATTGGTGTGATTGACAATTGGCAAGTTAGCAATCTTCCATTTACTTCATTGTGTATAGGACGAACATCTGACTTTGGCGATTATAGTTTAATGGATATATCTGCAGGTATTTCTTTTCCTGAAATATGGACTGCAAAATTTGGGTTAGGATCTTACTATGATATGGGCGGACATGAAAATGCTAGTATTATTTTAGGCGTCAGATTTCGACCCGTCATGGCTTATGCTCAATATCATATTAAAATTGAAAAATTAGGATTTTTTACTTTTTCTATAGAAATTGGCCCTGGACAAACTGGTAGAGCAGAATACACAAATCTACTAAATGTAGGATGGAAATGGCCTTTGACATTCAAGAAAAAATCATAAACTATATTTGCATACTATTTGGTATATACCAATAATTTCCTTATATTATATATAAATTATGCTCAATGAGTAAAGAAAGCGTAAACTATATTAATCCAGTATATAAACTGTCAGTTAGAGACCCTAAGTCAGTGCCTAGAAGAATATCATATTCTCAATGGAGCATGTATGAGCGATGTCCACTAAATTGGAAACTAGCATATATAGACGGCTTGGCTCCATTCACATCTTCTATAGAAACTGTGTTTGGCACAGCATTTCACGAAACTTTTCAGCATTACTTAACGGTTATGTATACCGACTCAGTTAAAAGAGCAGATGGTATAGATTTGTCAGCATTGTTAATGGATAATATTAAAAAAGAATATAGCAAATGTGTTGCTGACAAAGACGGAGAACATTTTTCTAATCCGTTGCAGTTAGCAGAATATCATCAAGATGGCGTTGCTATATTGGATTGGTTTAAGAAGCGACGAGGTCAATATTTTTCAAGTCGAGATTATGAATTGTTAGGCATCGAAATGGAGTTATGTACTCCCGCATCATCAAAAAATTCTTCAGTATATTGGTTTGGTTTTATGGATTTAGTTATACGACATAAACCTACTAATACAATTGATATCATTGATATTAAAACAAGCAGAATGGGTTGGAATAAATATCAAAAAGCAGACTCATTGAAATCGGCTCAATTGGTTACATATAAAACTTATTTTTCAGAGCAATATGGAATTCCTAAAGAAAATATTAACGTTGAATTTTTTATAGTTAAAAGAAAATTATTAGAAAACTCAATGTTTCCACAAAAGCGAATTCAACAGCATCGACCAGCATCTGGTACAGTAACACAAAGAAAAGTGCAAAAGCGTATCGATACATTTATCGAAGAATGTTTTGATGCTGACGGAAATAAGAATGCAAACAGAAAATATTTAGCATTAGCCGGCAAAGGTGCAAAGAATTGCAAATGGTGTGTGTTCAAGACAGACTATGATAATTGTCCCAAAGAAAATAGGATACGAGAATGAAGGTAGCCGTTATAGGAAATAAGAATTGGCAGAACCGACGCAAAGTGCAAGAGACTTTACGTCAATTAAAAAACAAATATCCGGATGTACAAGTTATAGGAGCAGGCGGGGCAGAAGGAGCTAACCATATGGTTAGAAAATACGCATTGGAATTTGGAATGTCATATAAAGAATATAATCCGTCTTATTCAGGATACAATCTATATTCAGCAATGCCTAAAACATATTACGGTAAATCATATCATTTCAGTCAATTGCATCACAGAATGAAACTTATTGCAGAAAATTGTGATTATATGATCATAATGTACAATGAAAATGTTATGGACCCATTTTTAAAAACAGCATATAATAATGTTAACAAACAAAATAAGCCGGTTGTTTTACTTGGCTGATATTTATATAAAAGTTACAAGGAGTTTAAATGAAGTTACCAAAGCTACAACCAGTAGATATTAACAAACCTAAAAAGAAAAAAATATTATTATTATCCGACGATTTCCGTTTGCCGAGTGGTATTGGAACTATCAGTCGTGAAATAATCTTGAAAACCGTTCACCATTATGATTGGGTACAACTTGCAGCAGCACTAGAACATCCAGAGCATGGAAAAGGACAAGATGTATCTCAATCAGTTACACAAGAAACAGGAGTGGCAGACGCTAATGTAAAAGTTATTCCATGGACGGGATATGGCGATCGAAACATTTTATTTTCTATATTACATCAAGAAAAGCCAGATGTTATTATGCATTTTACTGATCCAAGATATTGGACATGGTTATATGCTCTAGAGCATGAAATTAAAACTACATATGGTACACCTATTTCATATCTTTCAATTTGGGACGATCTTCCATATCCAATGTGGAACGCACCATTTTACGGTAGTTGCGATATGATTATGGGAATCAGCAAACAGTCAGACAATATACACAGAGAAGTGCTTAAACAGAATGGATTTGAGGTGTATGACTATGATTCAACAGAAAAGGATCAAAAAGGCATAATTACCGGATATGTTCCGCATGGATTAGACGAAAACGTATACAAACCATTACCCAAAGACGATGCTAGATACATAGAAATGCACAAACAAATAAAAGAAGCTAATGGAGCAGAGTTTGTAGTATTTTGGAATAACAGAAACATTAGAAGAAAACAGCCAGGTGATGTGATACTTGCATTTAAAATGTTCAACGACAAGTTAACTGCAGAGCAACGAAGTAAAACAATGCTGCTTATGCACACAACGCCAGTAGACGGCAATGGTACAGATTTAAAAGCCGTAGCCAAGAACATTGCTCCAGATTGTAAAATAGTATTTTCGGAATCTAAACTTTCCATACAAGATCTTAATGCAATGTATAACGTTGTAGACGTAGTTGTGAACATAGCCAGTAATGAAGGTTGGGGACTAAGTAGCACAGAAGCAATGCTGACAGGAACTCCTATCATAAACAATGTTACCGGGGGTCTTCAAGATCAATGTGGATTTGTAGAAGGCGGCGCACATGGAAAATGGATTAGATTCAATGGAGAATTTCCTACTAATCATATGGGTAAATTTAAAATACACGGTGTTTGGGCTAAGCCAATATTTCCAAGCAACAGATCACTACAAGGAAGTGTGCCAACACCGTATATATTTGATGATCGATGTCAACCAGAAGATGTAGCTGATGCTATGCATTATTGGTGGGATATGAAATTGCCTCTTCGAGTCGAATATGGTTTAGCAGGTAGAGATTTTTGTTTAGCAAAAGGATTGACTGCAAAACAAATGGCAGACAAAATTATCAAAATGACTGACTTGCTAATTAGTCGACCAATGACCCGACCAAGATACACATTTAATAAAGTAGAAGAAAAACAATACGAAAACATAGGAATAGCATAATGAGAAAAGTAGTTATATCATCACCAGTAGCAACACAATCTGGTTACGGACATCATGCCCGAGAAGTTATCAAACAATTTATGGACAAGAAAAAAGATGAATGGGATATTAATCTGCTTTCGATGCCATGGGGCAATACTCCATTTACATATCCTATACCTACCGAATGGAGACAAAAGTTTACAGGATTACCACTACAAACTAAGCCAGACATATGGGTACAAATAACTGTGCCTAATGAGTTTCAGACAGTTGGTCAGTACAACATAGGAGTTACTGCAGGAACTGAAGGTAGTGTGTGTAATCCAGAATGGATTGACAGAATCAATCAAATGCAGATAACCATTGTTCCAAGTGAATTTACCAAAAAAACATTTGAAGATACTGCAGAAAAGCATGGTAAAACTATAACTACTAACCTGCAGGTAATATCTGAATATTTTGATGATAAAATATATAACAGCACTAATGTAACCACTACGGTACCAGCATTAGATACAATCAAAGAAAAAGAAGCGTTTTTAATGTGTGGACATTGGTTGCA